TAGAAATACGAACCGTCATACGCAATCTGCCCAGCCGTGCCGGTCGCCGTCGCAGATGCTGGTACGCTTGACCATGACAGGCCAGAGCCACCACTCGCCGCGACCAGTTCCCAAGCCGCGCCGGTCCATGACCAAGTGCGTCCGTTGGCAGTATAGGTTTGACCTACAGTGGGTGATGCTGGGGGGGAGAGTGGCATGTGCTAACTCCTATGCGATGCTCAGTGTGGCAGTGACGCGGTCGCTTGGTGTATACGAGGGCAGGGTGCCGATTGTGCCGCAGATTAGGAATTCGATTAAGTGTTTCATGTCGCACTCCAAGCAGCCGGATCGACCATGAATCGCCAAGACCAGACGACTCGCCTGACGTTGCCATTGACTTGGGAAACGCCGTGAATCTGTTCCGACAGAAGATAGGCCAGCGCGTCTCCTTCCCGCTGCTCTCGCTCCACGCCGTCAACGCTCACTACGCCTCCTGACGCTGGAGCGGAAAGCAATGTGTTCACGCCGACACACACCAGACCATCCTGCCGGAAATGATGATCAACGTGTTCTGCAAACTCGCCGCCGGGAAGTAGAACACCAACCGTCATGCCGTCTAGGAATCGCGGCAGCGAGACCCCCAGCATCGGGAATCTATCCCTGATACGGCTCTGCACCTGATAGGCGACTTCGGGGAATCCGCCAGCCTCCACCACCGCGTTGCTGTTTGAGATTTTACGCAACAAATACGACTCGCCGTCCGCAGTTCTTGCGTCTCCGAGGCACGCCGCATTGGTGTCGCACCAAGCCAGCAGTGAGGCTCGTTCGCTCTCGCTAACAAAATTGCTTAGAAGAATAACGCTCATTAGTTGCAGTCCTGTTGCAGAGTGAATGACGCAAACGGCCCCGTCCCAACGGCATTGACGGCAGCAACTTGGAACGAGCCGGTGGGCGCGTGGCTGCTGACGAACCCGCCGGTATAAGAACCTGCTGGTCGCGAGCCGCTAGACGGAGCAACACTGGTCGTCGCGCCGCTGCCGATTCGCCAAACGTATCCGGTGATTACCGAACCGCCGTTAGAAGCCGGCGCGTTCCACATAGTTGAGTTAGTCGAACATCCCCAGTAGTTGTCGGCATTTCGCAGTGAAGTCGGTGCATCAGGAACGCTCGCCGAATTCGGCGTCACGGCACTGCTCGCCGCCGAGTAGCTGCCCGTTCCGATGGCATTCGTTGCTGAGACGCGGAAGACATACGGCGTGCCGTTGGTGAGCGAAGTCACAACCACACCACTCGTCGCGGTCGATGCCGCCCGAGTGAACGTCGTCCACGTTGAGCCGCTGTTGGAACTGAACTGAACGGTGTAGTCCGTTATTGGAGTGACAGAAAGAACGGTTGGCGCAGTCCACGCGAGCGAAACCTGTGCGTTGCCCGCTGTGGGGGTCACGCTTGTTGGCGCAGGTGGAGTAAGCAACGCCCGCAACTCAGTGTCAGTGCCGCCGCCACCACTCACACCTAACTCAATGTAAGCACCCTGCCACATGTATGTCCGCGCCGTGTCCGTCGCAAGATAAATCACGCCAGCCGATGATCCGATTGCTGGAAACCCTGCGACCGTCGCGGCGGTGAATATGCTGCCCGATCCACCGACCGGACCGACCTCCGCGTACACGCTGCCGTTCCATTGAAATAAGCGGCCGGAAGAAATGCTGAGATAGAGGGCCGTTGTTGAGCCGGTGCCGGGGAAGCTAGCTGTATTGGCGTATGCGAATAGCTCCGTGCCACCCCCGGTAGCCAGCTGCGTGACGGCACCCGAGCCGTTCCTATAGAACAGCTTGCCGTCTGCCTCATTGATGGCGATCTGCCCAGAGACGAGCGAAGACGGCACCGCAGCGGCCGTCGTTGATCGGAGGATCCGAACGGTAGCCAACTAGAACGAACCTCCATCGATGTCGGAGCTAGGCGCGAGGTAATCAGTTCCAGCAGACGCTACGGAATACGCGGAGCCATTTCCTTTGAGAAGTCCGTTAACGGCCGCGGTCAGGCCCGTGCCGCCATAGCCAACGGCTACCGCGGTGCCCTGCCAGACACCCGTGGAAAGCGTGCCAACGCTCGTCAGGCTGGAAGCGGTGACACCAGAACCGAGGGTTGTGGCCGAGAGGACGGTCGATCCGTTGATCTCATACACCTTGCCAGTCAGCAGGTTGAAGTCTTGGTTGCTCGTCCAAGCTGCAGTGGCGCTGACCCAATTCAGCGTCTTGTCACTGTTCCCCTTGAGCGTAATGCCACCACCGTCGGCTGTGGCGTCTGAGGGCGAGGCGGTATCGCCCAGAATGACGTTGATGTCATCCACGCTGACCGCGGTGCTATTGATGGTGGTCGTCGTACCGTTGACGGTTAAGTTGCCGCCGACAGTGACGTTGCCAGAAAAATTAGCCCCAGCCAGCTGGGCGTACCCGGATAGATCGACGTTGCCGCCGCCCGCCGCGACAGCCGAATCGACATAGGCCAGCGTGGCAAACGCCCCGGATCCACCGATGGCGATAACGCTAGTGGCCAGCCCACCCGCGCCGCCAGTGCCAGTCCCGTAATAGAGGATATTTGTCTGCTCATTGAATGCCAACTCTGCGTTGGCCATGCTGCTTGGTGCGCCAGCCCCGCCTCCGCTCGCCCGTCGCTTGATCCGTAATGTCGCCATCAGAAGTTACCCCCGTCTACAACCGAACTCTCTGGATAATTACGCCACTTGCCGCTTGACCACCGCAGCACATCACCTGTTCTGATGTCTGTCATCTCCACATCGCTAGACGACGGCAACGAGAACCGCAACGCAGACAGCAGATACGGCAAATCGTTCCACCGCGTCACACCGTCACCGATCTTGATCGCGCCCGAGCCGAACGCTGGGTCTGTGTAGTCGTACGTGTCTGCCGATGGTTCCGTGGTAAGCGGGACATCTCGCTCATAGCCCACCTCGCCTGCAAGAAGGATCGGATTCGCGGCCGACCATTCCGCAGCCGTACCGCGTCGAAGCTGCGAGTATTTGATGTAGCTCATACGCCGCGCCCTTTGGCCCGATAGGCATGCTTGGCAATCACTTGCTCGCGGAGGTCCGAGTTCTTTGCGGAGGGGTTCAGCTTCTTGGCCTTCGCCACTTCCTCTCGCACAATCGTCTCGCTGATGAGCTTCCGCTTGGGATCGGCCACGCCCGGGTCGTAGTTCACCGTTCCGCTCACGGCCAATCGCCGCTTGTGGGCGACTTTGAGGACATCGTCATTGTTGGAAACCCACGCTTCGGGATCGCGCCAGCCTCGCTTGTCAGCCAGCCCTCCCACGTAGTGCTTGCCCGAGATGTTGATCCCGGCGCTCTTGGCTTCCGCGGCCACGTACTTGGCCTGTCGGACGGGCATGTCGTCCAGCTGCTGGTTGTTCATGCGGCCCTCCATGAACGCACGGTCAGTGCCCTTGGTGCCGGGGGGCGCCTGGAGGGCACACATCTCTGCGAATAGCACAGACTGGCCGTCCGCAATCATCTTGCGGTAATGGGACTGAACAGACTGCGAAGCGCGGGCGATTGAGAACGGAAGGTCGGTCATTGGTTGTAGGTCACTCTGTGGCCACGGGATTTCAGAAACTCACCCAGCTGTTGCGGGTTCACGTTAGGCCCATTGGCGCGGGCGAAGTCCAACGTCTCGCTAGTGGAACGGGCCACCTCCGGGTTGACCCCATGCGCCAGCAGCTGACGAATGCGGTCTTCTGGCGAAAAATTCCCGAAACTCTCGTCCACGTTTACATTTTTTTTAAACATTCGGCGTCCTCTCAGAAGGTGAATCAGCGGGCGGTGGAGGGGGTGGGGGAGGTGGCGGCGGAACCATGTACCGCGACACATCGGTGTTCATCGCCTTGCCCCAGTCCTCTAAAAGCGCGTTGAACAGTTCCGGCTTACCGGCCTGCAACAGACCCTGACTGATCGGCGCGAGGATCTGCATCGCGTTGGTGATGTTCTCAATGCGAGTGGCGACGTTGGGCTTCTTCACAGACCCAGCCTCAACGCGGTACGAATACTCCCGCACAACGGAATCCGGGTCTTCGCCTTGAACGTGCATCTGCCACGCCTGCGCAGCCATGGGGCCAAGCAGAGGAGCAACGTCTTGCGGGCCAATCAACCATCGGGCAAGAAGAGCTTCCTTGCGAGCGACCAGCGACAGAGCGTCTTCCAAAATATTTGCGTAATCGTCCGGCCTGACCGAAATCTGCTCAGCCTTCACCTGCGCTTCTGCAGCTGATCTGAAGGAATTCCTGGTCATGCCATAGATGAGTTCTGTCAGACCCACGCGACGGTCGAACAGTGCGGTGACCTCAGAGATGATCTGGTACATGTCCGAGGTGACACCCGGCATCTGGAAGACCGAGATCACATCGTTGACCGACCGGCCGATGGCTTCAGAGATCTCTACGATCTTGAACCCGCCCTCATCCTTCTCCAAGATCTTGGCCTTCAGATCCGGGTCTGCGGACTTGGCCACGCCGATCAGCACCTGCGCGCTGGTTGCAATGCGCGTGGCGAGGAACGACATCGCCCAGTTGATGAATCGAAGCTCACCGATACCGGGACGAATGATAGAGATGGGCCAGCTGTACCCCGGCTTGCCGTGCCAAGCGAGCGGCGTGAACGGCCAGCCTCCTGGTTCTGCCCAGAATGGGATGGGCCACTGAGCCGCCATGAACATCGACGGCGCAACCCCAGTCTCGTCCACTTCCTCCTGCAACATCGCTTCGGGCATGTTCAGTGGGAAATCAATTCCCTCTGCCACGGCGATGTAGCAGTTGGGTCCGAACGCATCGAACTTGCCGCGGAGGTCTTTGTCGGCGTTCTTAAGCCGGTCGCCAAACCCCGTCTTGGAGTACACCTCCCAGTAGACGATGAGGTCGTTGGTCTTCCCCATCTTCTTCTTGTACTCAAAGCCGCGCTCGTTGTTGTCGCCGCGGGACGAGTAGCTTTCCATGTGCCCGCTCAGATCCTCGCGAGACAGGCCGAACTTCGCCGCCACTTCATCCACTGGCTGGACCCGTTTGCGCGCGGCCCAGCGGATGTCCTCAAACTCATCGGCATCGGGATCCCAGACGAGGTTGTCTATGGAGTCGTAGAAGCTCCCGGCCATCTTCAGCTGCGATCCCGGCGGCGAATAAAGCTCATGCCACCAGACGCCTGCACCCTTAATGAACGCTTCCTCCACCACCTTCCGCGAGTGCTTCTTAAGATCCAACTCGTTGGGCGTGTAGTTGAGGTAGTCTTCCAAGAGCCTGGAGACGAGCTTGCGCCGCTCCAGCATCATCTGCTGCTGCTGCAAGCCCTGCTGGTACATCTGCATGCCGGGGTCCGGCATCATCACCGGCTGGCCATCGGGTCCAATGATTGGCTGACCGTCCGG